GAAGAGAGTGATCGGCGTACCCGACGGTTGCTCACGAGCACGCTCTAGTGGAAGGCTCCACGGATGGAGTGTGTCGTGGTGTGGGTGTTGCTGTCGTAGTGGCATCCACCACGTCCAGAGGGAGAGGCACACTGTCCGTCAGTAGCAGTGGAGAGTGCTGAGCATGCATGCTCTTGCCCAGCCTCACACCATGTAGCGAGATGGTCGAGCTTACTTGAGGCTACATACTTCTCGCTGGCAGAATTAATTAATGAGCCAGAAATAATTACTGCAGAAAATACTGCAGCGACAGACAGGCAGGAGGGGAGGAGTGAGTGGTTCATGGGATGGTTCCCTTGGTGATGTGTAGATCGTAGCATGTCGATAGCTATAGAGCAAGTGCGATAGTGACTGGCATACCTGACGGTTGCTCACGATCATGAGTAAACAAAGAGAGTATGTCAATCGTTTATTATATATAATTAAACTATGCAGCACTAGCAGTAGCGGTAGCGACTAGGTGTGGGACACCACTGTCCTGTTTGTGACTCCCCCACCCCGACTCACTGGCTTGTGGCTCCTGACAGACCCCTCTGAAAATCTGAGCAATTTTCCAAAACAGCTTTTACGGCGCGGGAGGGACCGAGGAGAGTATTGGGAGTATGAGGAGGCAACCAGGAGCCTGGCACTAGGGGAGGATGTTTACGTTGATGAGAGGAGAAGGGATGAGGAGCGAAGGAGGGCATGATTAATTAGTAGAGTGATTTAAGGAGGTCACGTTGTTTAGGGGAGAGGAGGTTAATAGATTTGAGGAGAAGTTTTTTAGATTTATCAGGACCGAGCATATGGTACATAATAGAGAGGATTTGTTTAGTGGAGATAATAGAAGGATGAGAGAGGTCTGGGAGTTTAGAGGAAGGGGAGGGGTAATAGTTTACTGAGACGACGAGAGTTAGAGGTAGGACTAAGGAGGGAGGGAGCAAGGAGAGTGGAGCATGTAAATATAGTTTAGTGGAAGAATAGGATACTAAAGGTAAAATCCGATGGCGAGTTTAGATCTTAGTTTAGGATGGGTGGGGGGAGATGTGGAGAGGATATTATTAGCATTAGGGGTAGGATTCAGTCGATATACGTTAAATGAGATGACGATTGGATGTAATGAGCTAGGTGCTATTGCATCAACTCAAGTGACAGCAGTACGAGTATTATTAGGGGAGTATGACACTGCGATGTTGCATCAAAAGAAGGCTGGGCATGAGGATGAAGCGGGGAAGATGCTAGTAAAGGCTGATGTATTGGAGTTTGAGAAAGAGAATGGCGGAAAATATGCGACTATATTGAAAGAAAAGGCTAGGATTGTGGGTGAATTACAAAAAGTATTTGCATTTTCGAACATTATTGGATTAAGTACTGGTAATATAGGGTCAGTAACTTATAGATCTTAAGACCATGGGTATGGAGCATCCTGAGGCAGATCCTGAGGTAAATAATCTAATTCAGTACGTACATAGTGTAGATACGTGTGATATTTGGTGTTTAGGGTGTGAGAGTTGGCAGAAGATGAATGCTAGCTATGCGAAGTATTTGAATGGTGAGATTGAATCATGCGGGAGTTGCCGAAAGGGTTAAAGGTTGGATTAAATGCCACTGAGACTGGAGGGAGTCAAGCGCTTCCTGCATATGAAAAGGTGTTATACCAATGTATTGATTGGTTTTACGGCACATCAGGAGTGAAGCTTCGTAAGATATTCTGTAAAGAGGTGAAGTCCAGTAGCAGATTAATTTATTTCGATAATTGTGGGAGAGAACGAAGGGCTCTTTGAGGATAACGACAACAGCATTTCTTTCTTCGACAGCAAAATAGGATTCAACGCAAGGGGAATCACTAACTTGACTCCAGGTGCATGGTGTTTTCATGATAGATGCGAGTAAAGAAAGAGTATAAGAGCTAATAAGAGTTTTTGTCAATATCTTGGTTCAAAAATAAGCTATTTTCCTCCGTTATAAACGATGTAGATAGGGGGAAGTATAGGTCAAAGCAATCAGACGATGCAAAAAAGCTGTTTGATCTATTTTTTAAGTACTTTTGGTACGGACAAGGCCTATTGGAGGGTAATATATTGCTTGATATTCTTTGTGACTAGCTACAGTTTTGGTATGATTTTAAAAAATGTGAGCAGTTGGGGCTACCTCAATCCATTAATCGTGATGGCTTGGCTTTCAATTGTTCCAGGAGTAATAATTTGTTGGAGGATTGACAGTCAAGATTAATCTTTTATCGTCAGCAGTGACGGCAGGACGGATAATACGCCTTTTGGCAGTATAATATGTTCGGGATGGACCCACTTCGGTGGGTTTTTTATTGGAAATATAGTGTGCATTATACAGGCTTATGGAGCAACAAGAACATTTTGAGTTAGCAGAGAGAGTTAATGGTCGAATTGCAATGCTAGGTGTAATTGCAGCTATTGGTGCTTACGCCATGACTGGTCAAATCATCCCTGGAGTATTTTAATGCCATACGGACCTGGAACATACGGCACCAAGAAAGGTCGTCCACCCAAGAAAGGAGGTAAGAAAGGCACAAAGAAATAAAAGTTAAGACTCTTTCTTTTTAAGTAAGGGTCTTTTTTTTTGAGGTAAAATAGGCATAGTTTCAAAAATCTTCGTGCTCTACCTCTTTCACAAATCGGCTTGTGGCCCTTGTCAAGTCGTTGACGAATTTATTGAAAAAACTGGAGACACTAGAGTCGACAGAATAGTAAAAGTCAATCTCGAGGAAGGCGTAGCGACAGAAGAAGAGATTCAGATCGGAGCAAAATATGGGATTATAGCAACTCCTGTCTTAACTGTCACTAATCATGATGATGTTGTTGTAGAAGAGCACGTAGGGGCTCGGGACATCACTAGAAATCTAAGGAGAATATTAGAACTTCGACTAGGAGCTTGACAGCTAAGAGTTTATACCTAGTATGGTTTCAGGAGGTCCGTGGGGAGCCTCCTTTTTTTTGTCCGATCGCATTAGTAGATACACTGAAATAGCGTCTAATTATTTAGTGGGCTTATTCGATCTGTTCTATTCTTCTTGTGAGCTAGAAGAATTCACAAGTATTCAATGTCAAACTAAAAGTATGGAATCAGAGATAGGCGGAACTTTGTCACAGTTCTGGCTGGCTCCAAATGGCATTCTTTATGTCATTGACTATAGTCACACCTCTGATTTTATAGAGATAGGTCCAGAAGATCCTCGCTACGATAAAGGGGCTAAGGCAAGCATCTATCGAGGCAATCAGTATCGGTGGCAGCCAAACGGTAATCATGGGAGAGTCCGATTCTACCCTAAAACTGACTTCATAGAGATTTATCCTGATTCTTATGTAGGGGAATGGGAGAATTCACCTGTTGCCCGGTTGCATTTTCTTGAAGGGGTGCTACAAGGTTATTGCATTTCAACGAAGGGCAAAGGATTTGACCATTCAGAGTTTTAAGGGCGTACATAAAATGACAATTAACATTTACGATAGATTCGACGAGGCTTACTCTAAAGAGCTCAGAAGCGTCTCAGCCGATCAAAAACTCTCACTAGTCCAGATGCAAGCCATGACCATAGCAGCAGCGGCAGAGGCTCTTGCAGACACCTCTGACGGTCTTATAAACATTGAAGACCTGTATACAATTGTCACGGGGCTTTACGAGGAACATTATGAGTTCGAAAGGCTCATGAAACTCCACTACAAAAATAAAGCCAATCGTCAATGGTAGAATAAAGTACGTTCACCTCGAAAGAGGCGGAAGTAAGACAACGCGGAACGGGTCCGTTCATTCCATGTTGGAATTTTTAATTGCCTCTATCGTCTCTTGCTCAGACGCTAAAGATGTCAGAGACAGGGTTCTGCTTAACGAATCTTTGTCAAATAACACCAAAGCCGAATTAGTAAGTGAATTGATCAAGCATTCGAAATGTGACAGGAACGCAACCGTTGACTGAAGGAACGCGCTTTTGGTGTAAAATTCACTTCTAGCGGAGCTTTCTCATGTCTACACTGACTTATCGTGGTACACAGTACCAAACTAGATCAAACTACAACGAACTTCTTCTCATTCGCAAGAAGTTGAAGCAGCAGGAAAAAGAAATCCAAGTCCTGAAACAAATAGCTCGGGCTCAATACGATTAAACCACTAAACAGGCCCTTTTGGGCCTGTTTTTTTCCTCCGTTAGACTTTTGGAAGACTAATTCAATGGTGCCAGTATGAGCGCAGAGGACCAGAAAAAGAAGACTTTGTATCTTTTTAGGACTGGAGAAGCAACATGCGTTTCTCATGATAGTTATATTCAAATGGGAGCCATGTCTCATTCTGTTGAGCATCATATTAAGCTAAATCCAAAAATTAATTGGGTAGAAACACACTGGTTGCCTGACATCTTTAAAAACAGATACAAACGGGCCTCGTTTCAGGCTCATGAGAGAGTGTCGGGAGGAAAAGAAAGCATTGAAGAAAGACCTCGAGATTTTCCGGAGGAAGGAGCGTCAAGAGGTCTATTGAGTGGTAAACCTATTTAAAATTTGGAAAAATAGACTAGGCATCGTGTGATCATGGCCAGTCCTCTATTAGCATATGCCAATTCCCGAGTCAGGGTAAATATAGCTGATGTAGTAGTAAGAGACGCAAACGGTCGATTGACTGTTAATGATACGAGCTACTATTTAGTTGTTTGTTATTTAAAAAGAACTCAATATTCTGGGGTGACCTCTGGATCAAGAAAGATCCCATTAGCCTCTGAACTGTTTGGGGAAATGCTTCCAGGCGCGAGTGCCGATGAGTTTTACTACAGAGGATATGCACTGCAGTATGTGGCTATAGCAGCAGATGATGACTGGACTTCGATGGATTTAGTGCAGTCCAGTATGACCGACATAAGTACAAATCAAAGCTATTTTCAACCAATGAAGGAAGTTGATCTTTTCTTTGGAGCCGAGGAGATGAGAGCAACTATTCAAAGGTGTACTGGAGTCTTTGGAGGAGAAGGTATAGACAAAATTATCTATCCAAGTATCGGACTACAATTACAACTAACTGCTGCAGAAATACTTAATTAAATAGCATGGAGAACAAATCAGTACGTAAATTTATTAAAAATTTAAAACAATTAAAACAAGAAATGAAAAAGCTTGAGAGGCAAGAAGATCTCAAGATACCAGTTCCTGTCCCAGAGATTAAAGGCATAGGTCTTGATAAAGTACTTGGCAGATTCCATGATTTACTTAAAACTATAGAGGGGCTGGAGGAGATCTTCGGAGAATGCGTTGATCAAGCGGCTGAAGAGATCATTCCTCTGCTATCTGAGGCCCTTGATAGGGCGATGGAGTCGTCTATTTGGCCTTGGGATGGCTCGACTCGCGACATTATAGATACGGGCGCTCTTAGGGACTCTAAAGACGTTTCTTGGGACAGTGGAAAGAAGTCTATAATAATTCAATACAATGAACCTTATGCTGACTTAGTCCAGTACGGCGGTTATATTAAGTCTGGATATAACCCGAAGGTATCAATATATGTCCCTCCTCGACCTTGGGTAGATGCGGTTATTTTTGGTGGTCATGGTATTCAGCGATTCCCTTTTTACGAGTTAGTACAAAGTCGAGCGATGGAGTTGTTGAATAAAAAGATTGAACTGTAAGTTTCTGGAACACTAGCGTGCTTTTGTCAAGCATATGCGAACTTTACCTTTTATTGTCAAACCAAAAGTTAAGTCTTTTATTGAAAAAATCGGAAACGAATCTATCGGGATTATCGAGATCGAAAGAAGAGGTTTCTTGAATGTTTCTGAAAAAGCTTTCGTAGATCAGGTCTCTCAAAGCGCCGAAACAGTCGCTACGACTGTAGCTTTAGCCACTAAACTGTCGAGCAAAACAAAAAAGACAGTAGAAGAATGTTACTCTGCAATCATGGAAGCGGTGCAAGGGGTTAGCGACAATAAATTTGCGATGAAAATTAAAGAAGAATATCCGGAAGAGCTCGGGTCAATTATGGCGGCCTTGATTGAAACAGCGAGCAAGCGAAATCTGGCTTGTGCCAACATCCTGCTTGTCAGCAGAATCGATCCAGAGTGGGGCATTGAAGACACCATGGACCAGCATCCAGAGATGATTGACGCCCTGGCCGCTTTTTACAATGAAGAGGAACGTGGATATATGGGAGAGCTCGAGTCTTCGGAGCAGAATCCTGACGGAGGAGAAGATGTCGCTGACATTGTGGGAAAGTAAAGAGAGGAGAACATCAAGAGACTGTAGATTTTGAGTATTTATTCTGGGAGTTGAAATCCGGTTATCCCGGTGATAGTGAGTTCTCTTATTCTAATTTTTGGAGCTTGCCTTATCTTTACGTTGTTGATGCCTTCCAGAATCTTAAGAAAAAAGAGCAACTGCGATATCATAACAATGAAGCGCCTATAGCGCTGCTAACGTCTTTGACAGCCAATTTGAACAGAGACGCAAAGAAGAGAAGAGAGCCTTACACTATTGAGGACTTTTTTCTGTTTCAGCCAAAAGATTTCAAAGACGGCCCAGCACAGTCTTATGGATCGGCTGCTATGGCTCTTGTCGAATTGGAACTATTCCCTTCATGGGCATTGTTTGTATACAAGGCTTTAAAAGAATCCTCAGAAGGAAACGCTCCGAGCTTATTGGCCTTTATCTGCGAAGACGCAATACTATTAGCCCCAAGGGAAAATCATGAGAACAGTATCAAGTCGATGTTTATCGGACTAGAATCAGCTAGTGGGGCAAGGAGAAAGATGAAATCTCCTTGCGGTCTTGAGGTTTACATGCAACTGCCGAAGGCAAATGGCAAAGCTTTTGCAGAAGAAGACGTTATTAGTTACGTCATTAGCTAACTTTTTCGTAAAAAGTTTCGTAATGGTAAGAGCCAATTCTTCCAGTACGAAGCCACTCTTTGATCAGAATCTCTGTCTCCATTGAGTAAAATGGTTGCATTCTGAACCATGCAATCCAGTTTTCGCTGCCTTTGTTTGCATTGCAACTCCGACATGCTGGAATACAATTTTTGGTTACATCCTCGCCTCCTTTACATTTGGGCTTAACATGGTCAAGAGTTAAACTTTTTGAATCTATTGGAGTTGCTCCACAGTAAGCGCATTGGTTGTTCCAGGCCTCTCTAATCGCTTTTCTCCAAAGCCTTTTAGCATCTTTTGAATTCATAGCCTCTAGGTTGTAAAGGTAATCTTTAGCCATATCTCTTGGCCAAATTAAGAGGCTCGTTGTCATTGTTGCGGAAACAAAGAAACGATGACTCGATCGAACGTCATAAGCATTTCCGCATCTGCCTTTATTGTTCCTTATATGGCACACTAGAACGCAATGATAACGTAGAAAAATGTCCCAGGTTTTCGCAGATTCTCCGGGATTAATTTATAGAATCTTAGACTCTGATGCTGAGTTCTCTGGATATGTTGGAAACTATAAGCTAAACGGTGGTCAAACTTTAAATGCGATAAGTGTAAACACTCCAGGTCAGGATATTCCTAGAATCTCAGATATTAATGGCGTAGAATGTGTGATACACGATGTTTCCGATGTCAGGAGGCCAGTCGAGTTTATTACCGATGACCCAGAAGTACTTGTAAATACTTGGAAGGTATTTTTAATTTGCTGGGATCCGGCGACAGGAAAAGATCTAAATAATGCGGCACATAGAATTATGGAATTATTCAAAGGTTCAACTTCTATACAAACTGTAAAAACCAGCGAAGGAGCGAGAGCTCGGGCTCAGACACTTGTCCTCATCCCAGCAGATCAACCTTTAACTTCAGCAGGTATGGCGGTTTACGGTCCCGAGCCTGCTATTACATTAAATGCAAGTCTATTAAATGTTGCTCCAGGCAGTAGCGTTGACCTGACATGGACATTGACCGAAACGACAGTCGCGACCATGGATCAAGGCGTCGGAGCTATAGCAACAACCGGGACTACTGCGGTAACTGTAAATCAGACAACGACTTATACCATTACTGCTAGCAATGATTTTACTACAAAGACTGGCGGGATACAAATAGCAGTAATTGAACCTGCTATCGAGTCATTCTCTTCTACGGCTACAAGCAATCCCAACGAATACACCTTGGCCTGGGCGACTTCCTTCGCTCAAGAGATACGGCTAGACGGCCGATATGACTGGCCGAGCAGTGGTACTACCACCGTAACAGTTTCAACTCCAACTACTTTTACTTTAGAGGCAGAAAGTACACAAGGTGTGGTAACTCAAACTTTAACAATTACACCTTAATAACTGTGGGAATCAATAGTGTTCCTGATCGGCACTCTATTAAAGAGGGGTGAATCCCTAACATTGTCGTATCGACCGGATTCATTCCGGGGTTTGAATCCGTGGCAAACTATTCAGCAGCCTTTGGGTATGATGTCTACATGCTCCCAGTGGCCTCATCTCAGGTTAACATCGCTTTTCCTAGTGTCACAGCAGCGAAAGGCTTAACACAGCCAGCAGCATTTTTAAAAACTGATTCCTCTTCGGCTGGCGATGGAGGAAACATTGCAGCAGCAAACTCAACAATCGCCTTTAATACCGCTACTGGTGTTTTCACTGTAGAAGGAACCACCTACGCTATGGACGGGACCGATGGTCCTTTCCGCCTTTATGGGCTGACCAATGCTGCTCTTGAAACTGATACATCGTCAGAAGATGTCATCACTTATGATGACGAAACAGCAGGCTTCAGTACTTCTATTGCTACTTCCAAGTCTTGGAGTATCAGCCTTGAAGGCGTAGCTGACTTCCGCGATTCTGGCTACCAAGTGCTGCGCTTGACAGAGCAAAATACTGTTGCTAACAGCTTGCGTGTCAAATTTGCTCGTTGTGGCCCTACAGGCACGGACGAGGAAGTTTACGGTTATGGAACACTTCAAGGGTATAGTGAAAGCATTGAGGCTGGGTCTATCGTGTCCTGGAGCGCAACCTTGACCGGCTATGGTCCATACAAATTGAATATTGACGCAAACCCCTGATAATAACTAGGGTTTATATTTAAGGGGCCTTACGGGGCCTCTTTTTTTGTAGGCAGACTAATTTAGCTTTTAAGGATGAAAGAGTGGCAGATCCTCGCCAAATTGGTTTTTCGGTAGAAGCAAAAAATGCAGCAGCGGCCAGAAGGGCAATACAAGGCTTTATAGGAACTTTTGAAGAGCTTGCTGAAGTAATTACAAAGTTTGGGGGGACGATAGGGAAGTTTGATAATGAGGTAAACATTGGCCTCAATGTTAAGGATGCAGGTGGTTTCAGACAAGTCGTAGACTTAACAACGGCAACCAATAAGTTTAATACGGCTCTCAGCAAGTCGGAGCAAATAAATAAAAGGCAATTAAAGCTTGAAGCAGCAGGAGCGACACTTGCAAGACAAAGGCTTAGTCAAGCAAAGCAAGAATTAGGGGCCTTGGGGCCATTAACTAGTGGATATAAAATACAAGCAGAAAGGGTTCAGCAGCTTACTGAGGAGCATCGAAGAGCACAGGGCATAATGCCTAATAGTGTCCAAGATATACAGGAGATTGGAGCAGCACTGCAAGCTCAGGCAAGCAAGCTGACACTGGCAGAGCAAAAAACCAGTGGGTTGACTAATGAGATCGATGTCAATGCGCGTTCACTGCTTAGGGCACAAGGAATACAGAAGGGGAGCGTACAAAGCCGTCAGTTCATGCAAGCCAAGGAACTAAAGCTTGCTACCAGTCTTAAGCTAGGAAGTAAAGCTCAGATTGCGGCTTCTAAAGCAGCGCAACTCTACGGCCAAAGAATCTCTGCGGCTAGTGGAAAAACCACAAGTTTTATAAGTGTTTTAGGAAAACTCGGAACTATTCAGTCTGGTATTCTTGCTATAAGTTCTGCCTTTGGACAAGTGGGTGGAGCGATAAACCAAGTCGTAAACAGAACCAAATCAGTAGAAGCCTTCTCATTAGCGCTGCAAAATGTTGGGTTATCTTCCGTTGAAACAGCACAAAAATTCAATGTTGCTGCTCAGTCTGCTATCAACCTAGGGGCTCCAGTAGAACAGGTTGAAAAGGCTTTTAAAAGAATTGTGCCAGCGCTAAGGGCTATTGGCTCCAGTTCTAGCGATACTAATAAATTCATCGAAGGCTTAACGGCGAGAACCCAAGTCTTAGGATTGACTACAGAAGAATCAGGACGATTGCAAGAGGCGTTCGCTCAGGTTCTAAGTAAAGGCAAACTTCAAGCAGAAGAACTTACTCAACAGATATCTGAAGTTGATGGTGCCTTCAGGACTCAGTTCGCAGATGCTTTAGGCGTCAGCATAGATAAACTAGGGGAGCTTGTTGAAAGCGGCCAAGTCACAAGTACTGTCTTTGTCGACGCTTTCCTTAAGATGGAAAATGGCGCTGAGAGACTAAAAGGGAAGATTGAGAATGGTACTGCTACTGTTCAGCAATTGCAAAACAATATCGCAAACATACAAACTAAGACATTAGAATCTCTTGGTGCTGCTGCTGAGCCGGGGATCCGTGCAATACTAGAACTGTCAAATGCAGTAGCGAAATTTATACAAGAAGCCGTAGACAGTCCCTGGGGTCAAGCGTTAATAAATGCTTTTAACAGTATTGCTGGAGCAATAAAAAATCTTGGGAAATTGTTCATAGGTTTAGCTAAAGCTTTAGGGACTATATTGGCCCCTTTAGGACCATTAGTTCAAGCATTCTCTAATTTAGCTGGACCGATCGCGGCGATTCTTGCGCCTCTAGTTGCTTTAAGACTAGCAAGTATTGCCTTCACGAAGGTCAATGACAAGATGTCTGAGTCTATAGGGAATGGCAATAAAACTCTTCAGTTGTTTAGAATATCAGTTAAACAATTAAAAGGTTCGCTTCTTAAATTAATAAAGGGAGATGTTTCTGGATTTTTTAACGGATTGACTCAATCCTTTAGGAGTTTAGGTAAAACGACATCTAAGGGTTTATTAGGTGACTTCCCTTCCAAGTTGAAGGGTCTTATCGACCTAAGAAAAAAAGCAGCCGCCCCAGTAGCAGGAGATGCTGGTGCTTCTGTAAATAAGGCAGCAGCCGCCAGTGCTCAATTGCTCGCCGGCAAGTCCGCCGCCATAAAAACTGCTGCACTCGGTGCTAAGGCTGCGATAGTTGGAATAGGAGCGGCAGGTCTAGGTGCCTTTGCTGTCGTTGGCTTGGCCGCCGCCGCAGGCGCCCTCGCGTTTAATGAATATCAGAAATCAATAGGAGCGTTAATTAAGCCTATCAAAGAGTCTGAGAGCACTCTCAAATCGCTAGGAATTGAATCAGAAAAGGCTACTACCTTTGTAGAAAGGTTGAAGGATGGGTTTATAAGCTTAATACCTTTTGCTCGTCAATTAATACAGGGGATTGGATCTTTAGTTTCTGGTATAAAAAGATTTGGGAGGGAACGAGCTTTTGAAGATGCCATGGCACAAAACCAAAAGCAGCTAAAAGGACTTAGTGATTTTCTTGACAAAAAGGGAGCTCAAAGCTTCTTAGACTACGGCAATATTGCAAAGATGTCAGCAGAAGATCTTGTGAAATTCAGGAAAGGATCGGGTGCTGTAAAAACTAGCTTAGAAGCTCAGGCTGGCGCGTTGCAGCAGCAGATAGACAAGATGAAAGCAGCAGGCAACGTTAATGAAAAAGAAGTCCAGCAATTAGAGAGGCAGAAGGATGCCTTCTTAGAGAAGGCAGCAGCAATAGAAGTTGCGATGGACGGCACCCGACGTTTCACCGGAATAATTCACACAGCGGCAGACGGCGACGGAACTCTAACAGAAAGACTTGAAGCTTCTAATAAAGCATTAGAAACGAGAAAGCAAAAATTAGAGGCAGTAACAGCCGCCTTGGGAGCAGCAGGACAAGAAAAACTTAATCAAGGTTTAATAACCGAAGGGCAATTACAGGTAAGGAATGCAGCTATTAGAGAAGCTGCCGCAAAATCTAACTTAGACGCCATCCAAAAGGAGATAGATCTCAACTTCAAACGTCAGGCTGAAAGTAGCCAAGATGTAGTTGCTTTGAGAACCCGAGCTCGGGAACTAGGCGCCGATCGAGTCGCTGCAGCGAAAGAAGCCCAAGCTGCTGAGCAAGAATTGAGCAAAGCTATGCTCGACAGGATTAAAGAAGTTAAGCAAGAAAATGATACACTTATCCAGAGCTATAGCAAACTTAAAGACCTACAAAAAGGTGGCTTCAACGACTTAACCTCAGGGATCACTTCTGCTTTTGATACATTTAAGACCGCCATAAATAAGGCTGCTACAATTGAATTTTTGGTTACAGGTGATAAAAGCATCTTAGACGATGCCTTGAGGCTTGAGAAGGATATGTTTGAGTTGCAATTTGAAATTGATAAAATCAAAAGGCAGGTTCAGCAGGCTGAGAAGCAGCACAAGTTGGAGATGATAAGCCTGGAGACTCAGGCTCAAATAGAAATGCTAAAAGCCGAGCCTGCAACTGCACAGAATCAAGCCAGGATTCAGGCGCTGCAAAAAGTGATAGGAATGACTGAAACGCTTTCGAAAGCGAATGAACAAATGTTTAGGGTGGAAAACTTTGCGGCTGAACTACAAGTTTCACAAGCTCAACAAGCTTTAAATACAAGACTTAGAGCAGCAGGTATTCAGCCAACTAATTTAGTTCCAGAGAGTAATTTAAGTGACATTAAAAACTTTGTTCAAAACATTGGCGGCGACCTGCGGAATTCCCTTAACGAGATGGGCAGTGGAACTGTAGAAGCTTTGCGTGACGTTGAGAGCATTGGCCAGCAGGGCTTAGACAACATTAAAAATGCCGGGGCAGCAAGCAAGAAAGAGGTTCAAGATTCTGTCAAGGCATTGCAGACTGGTGCAGAGAAACTCGCTACAGACGGACAAGCTATTGACCAAAACTTCTTTGGATTAGATGTGAAAAAGGTGAAAGCCGCTCTTGGCGAATCCGTCAACACAATGAATGCTGGCCTTTCTAATGTGCAGGGCAAAGTGCAAAAACTGAATACAGAGTTTGGAAATACAAGTGCAGCCATCCAAAAAATGGGGACTGATTCTGAGAGCTCTCTAAAAAATATCAGCAAAGCCATTAGTGCAACCAATAGCTTGAAAACCGCAATGGAAGGAGTCCCCTTCGGCTCCAGGGCAACGGGCGGTCCAGTTACTGGTGGTGCCACCTACAAGGTTAACGATGGAGGAGGCCGAGAGTCGTTCGTTGACACTTCAGGGAAGGTTTCGCTTCTCCCTGCTGCTAGAAACGTTAAGTGGAGGGCTCCAAAATCTGGATATGTCCTAAATGCTAACGACACAAGCACGCTTATTAAAAACCAAAAAATTAATGCATCTATCACTGCAGCGACACGGTCTGCTAAGCCGGCTAGAGAGTCGCAAGGGGTTACTGGAATCGTTCCTTCTGGAACACTAATTAAGCAAATGGGGTCAATGATGAAAGGAGGTGACACCCAGAGAATTACTAATAATGTAACAATACAAAGTCAATCTCCAGTAATGGATGCCAGCAAGCTTCTGACTGATATTAATATCATGAAAGCAAGAAGAGGAGGGAGGCTGTGAGTGTTCCGGTAAATAATCACTATTTAGAATTAAGATATAACAGCACCTTCGTAAGATTTTACAATTTTGCTGATGACTCTTATCCTATCCAATATCTGTCAGAAGCTTCTTTTGAATACACAGCACAAGGGGCCGCTATTGCAACAGGCCCGGTAAGAAGGCAGAAGAGGATATTTACTATATCAGCGTATGCAAGTTATGACGACTGGATTAGCTTAGACTCTGTCTTCAGGCAGTGGGATATCGCCAGAGGTGAGGGACAAATTGCAAAAATTAATATTTCTAGCACTTTATTGACTGGAAGTGCTGAGCAATATTTTGGATTTTTTACGACTCCCCCTAACCTTCAAAAGATTGGCCCGTCAAATCAAAAAGTTTTTTTAATTACCACTGCTTTATCTGAGGTATAAGAATGACTAATATCAACTCAGGGCCTTCTTATGTTTCTACTAACAAGAAAACAAAAATAGTCATTGGAGGGAAAAATGTTAGTCAAAATTTAATAGGAGGGACTGTCTCCGACTCCGACATTACTAGTGGAGGTATTGTTTTTACTACAGGTTCTCTTGAGTTAGCTGGTTATACCGTTGGTGGCGAGCCTATAGTAGAATCTAAATTTTCTCTTGGCGATCTTGTTACAATAAGTGCATCTTTTGCCGGGGGGCACAGTGCTAAGCACCCACGTAGCAATTTATATGTTGTAAATATCAAAAGAAATTTTACGACTCAGTCTGTAACTATTGAGGTTGCCTGCCGATTATCTGTAATTAAAGATTTCGGAACAAATGACAACGACGAGGTTAAAGGCTATATACAAAGTCTCAGCGGAATTGACAGCATTCTAGATGTCTGCCAGATAGATACTTTTGATCTCAACGCTCTTGATAGCGCTTTAAGGGCGATAGGTAGTTTTGCTTATATGGCTCATGGTAAATTTACTGTTCAGAGATGGGAACAAGTATTTACATCGGCCCCTGCTTTTACTTCATGGACAGAAAGATCGAGCCTATCAGTTGAAGACTTGGAGGACGTAATTATTCCGCCTACGACACTTTCTCTTACAGAAGAAATTGAGACTCCGGGCTATCCAGAGACAGACCCCGACGAGGATGAAACAGCAACCGATCCGACTCAATGTGTAAGTGCGGAGGACTGTCGCGGCGCGGAAATTTGTCTTGAGGGGTTCTGTGAAGCAGTTGAATGCGGGGACACAGACGATTGCCCTGAGGGATATACTTGCTTAAATGGTCTTTGTACGGCATTGCCGTGTTCTGGAACCGACGATTGCCCGACTGGATTCATTTGTGTCGACGGGACTTGCCAAGACGAGTATTGTGGAGATGACAACAGTTGCCCAACTGATTTTGTTTGTGTTGATAAAAAATGTCAGCAATTAAGTTGCAGCACTACGAACGATTGCCCTTCTGGTTATCTATGTGACGATGGTACGTGTGTAGAAATTGAATGCGAAGATGAAAGAAACTGTCGCAGCAGAGGAGGTGGCCTTTGCGTTAACGGTAAATGCATTAGCGTTGATTGCAAAGACTCAAGTGACTGTGGTGAAGGTTTTCAGTGTGTTGACAATGAATGCCATTTGCTCCCGAAATTTTGTACGAATGGAGACATTGAATGCGCTGAAGATGAGAAATGCGTGAATGGTCAATGCGTAAAATCGCCTAATGACTGTGTGGACGGAGATGATTGTGAAGAAGGGTTTATCTGCGTGGACGGTCATTGTATAGAAGACGAAATTGATGAATGCAGAAGGTCTAGCCAATGTCATACCGGATTTTCTTGTGTCGACGGAATTTGCGTCTCAGACGATGAGGAAGATGATGAGGACGAGAATCCTGACGAGATAAAAGATGAGGTTTTGTCTGACAAAATGTTTATGCAGACTAAGGCCTTAAGATTAAAACCTTTCTCTGAATGCTTGCAAATAAGACAAGGAAAGTTTGACCCTAGTGAACTAGAAAGGCTAGACAACGCCGAAGGACTCCCTGGGGTAGGGGAAGATCCTGATGTCGATAATGGAGTCAATAGAAGAGAAAATGGGCTGAGGTGTGGAATCTTTGTCAATCCGACAATAAGGAGTGAGCAGGCTGAGGCAGTTTTAAGGGCAGGCGGTGGAGGTAGCTCGGAATGTACTACAGAAGTAAATCTAGATGATATTGAGAAAATACTTCCAATAGATAGTGTCTATGGCTATAAAACTACTGGATCTTTGTTTACAGAAGAATATTATTTTGATGATCATGTTGAGAAAATCCAAGAATTCGAGTATGAAGGCCCTGGAAATCAATTAAGTCACGAGAAAACATTAGAAAATATGAGCGTTTGGAGATCTTCTGAGTCAAATATCTCTGCATTTTTAGATCAAGTAAATGAAGCGTATGAAATACGTATCAATGCTATGCAAGAAGTTTGTGACCAGATAAATGAATATGGTCAGCTTCGAGATGATAACGACCCTTCGAAGTTTAGGATAATAGTAGAGTGTTTAGACAATGACACTGTAAGGAAAATGTTAGCGGCAAGAGATTTCTATGATTGCATGATGGCCGACGCTCAGATAAATCTATTGAGACTTAAAGATCAGTGCGGACGCCTTTATGATTTCGCCAGATCCTTCCTGGCTGAAATGGAAGGCCATAGAGTTTTAACAAATATTACGAAAACAGATATGTACTTCGGAGCAGAGGGGGGTGAAGTCATCAGGAAAGAACAAAAAAATTATATACATGGAGGAACAGGCAAACCACTCACTGATGCTATAAAAGAAATTATATTTACATCCGAGGGTGCATATAGAGGCCCTGATGTAATCAAAGGGTTGATAATGCATAGATATCGCTTTCAGAGTAATACCATTTTCGGCTTACCTACATACAAAAGGCAACATTTACGTCAGGAGAGTATTGACGAATACGAGTATGGAGTAGGGACAGTCAAACATACAAATACAAAGATTGATTATGACAATCCATTAAATAATACTACTCATATTGTATTGTCTACAGACAATGCCGCTGCCCCTGAGGCGCCTCCTCGCAATGCTCCTTACGACCCAAGATTCTACGACTTAGACGAAGATGGAACAACTGATGATTTAGACCCAGATATTGACGGAGACAACATCCTGAACGAAGACGATCCAAACCCAAGACGCTTTGATCAAGATATTGATCGAGATGGTCTTCGTAATGCACCTCAAGAAGAAGACCCTAATCCTATTACCCCTGATTTGGATTCAGATGGAGACGGGTTCTATGATTTCGAAGATCCAGACATTGACGGTGATGGGATCCCTAATGACGATGACCCGAGGCCTGCAGTACCTGATTCTGACATTGATGGAGATCAGATAGCCGATTTCGAAGATCCAGACATTGACGGTGATGAGATCCCTAATGAGCTAGATCCCCAACCGCAGAGAGCAGACACTATCGACACTGACGGCGATGGATATATAAACAAATTAGACGATGATATAGACGGCGACGGTTTCTTGAATGCTGACGACCCAGACATGGATGGCGATGGCACCATTAACGACCTTGACACTGATATAGATGGTGACGGGGCTAGCAATGCGAACGATCCTGACATGGACGCGGATGGACTTGCCAATGCAGACGACCCCAATCCTAAGAATTCATTCACTGATACTGACGATGACGGAACAGTTGACGCGGTGGATACTGACGATGATGGCGACGGCCTAGCAGATACTGTAGACCCAAGTCCTCTTGTCTTTGATTACGACACTGATGGAGATGGCCTCTATGACTTTGAAGACCCCGATATCGACGGAGATGGCCTGCTGAATGGTGTCGACCCTGATCCGCTTGTTGTCGCAGGAGATATTGACGAAGATGGATTATTTGATTATGAAGATGATGACATGGATGGAGACGGAGTACTTAATGTAGATGATCCAAATCCATCAACTGCAGATGAAGATGATTTAGACGGAGATGGTATTTTAGATATTGTAGACCCTAATCTTGATGGAGACGCTCTTCCTAACGCTAGCGATCCCAGACCTTTAGTCTTTGACGTAGATACTGACGGAGATGGCATTCCTGACTTCCAAGATTCTGATTTAGATGGGGATGGCATATTAAATAGCAGCGATCCTGATGCTGATGGTGATGATGTTCCTGGACATGCAGATTTGGATGACCTGGATCCTAGTCAAGGCTTTAGATCTGGACAAAGACTGAGTCCATGTAACATAGAAACAGAGAGTTATACAATTAATTTAAGTGTTACAGTTAGTGGTAATCAGACTGAAATTGCTTCAATTAATGTAGGAGGCTCGGAGGAAGTCAGCTTCCCTCTGCCATTCTTACCCCTCATCCCAGAAAGCCTAACAGCCTTGACTCTTGATCAGTTTGGAGATCCGTTGTTCATGGATAGAGGAGACTGCAACGTCATAGGATCAACGTACCGAACAGCCGCCAGTACAAGGCTTGCTTCTATAGAGAGGCTGTGCAGCGTCTATATGGGCCATGAGGCTCGTCGTCACAGTCTTAGGGGGAATGCTGTCAGAGTTGTAGAAACAATGCGACCAGAACTATTTAGCTGGACTCCTGGGATGCCCGTTTCGGTTACGTCTAAAGGCAAGACGCAAGGCAAGTATTACACAACCTCCACCACCTGGGGCTTCGATCCATACAACATGATCGTTTCCCTTAACTTAATTGGTTACACATCATGACTTATACCACTAACTTGGTCTACGATCCAGACAAGTACCATTATTCTTATGTTCGAGATGTTGACAGTACTGGGCTTGTTCCACTTACCGTTAATGATTTAAATCTGCCTAGTAGATGTGTGTACATTGAAGTAGATACGCCTCCAGATTACGGAACATTGAAGCTAAATGGCGTTACTATTCTTGATAGTCGCAACAACGCAATCCCAACGCAAATAAGCAAAGCGGATATCGCTTTGGGACTGCTGATTTGGGACGCCAATGCATCAGACGTGTCTATACGTTTAAATTTTGACTACTTTGCGTATGATTCTCAAGGCGAGACTCAGTCGATGCTGTATAACTGGCTGCCAATAACTATTCAGCTTGAGCCCACAGAAGAGGTAGATGGTGGTGATTTTGATTCCGGAGAAAGCCTAGGAGGAGTCTCAAGTGATGGCGGTGATTTCGCAATCGGAGGCAATGCGGCATTGTTGCAGTCATACGATGGCGGAAACTTTGATACAGGAGAGTCAAGCTATCCGGAAACCCCAGATCTAGGGTTATACGAAGCTACTATCAATACACCTTTAAAAGTAGTAGACCCTGACACTCTGGCACATGTTACTGTTAGCTCGTTACCCTCAACCCATGAGGTTTTCCCAAGAAATTCTGATGTCTTTAGGTATGAATTTAAGACAGAATACACATACGAATATAAATTTTCTTTTAAAAAGAAATTGTTCAAAGGATGGAACTATGGGGCTAATGTCCCGAATTTTGGGTATTCAAGCGATTACGGATCGATCTCAAATCCCACGACAAATTTAACAGTTGATTTCAATAATATAGTTGAGTACAACTATCCTTATCCGCCTAGTCGTTTGAAGCCCTCGGCACACTAACTCAGCGCCAGGGGTTGAGATGTCTGTAGTCTCTGAAACTGAACTAGATAAGAACATCAAAGCGATTGTAAATAATAGGCAGTTTGAAGCTGGCTTGTTTCTAAGCAGTGGAACTCCTTTCAGCCCAACGACTGATCATGCATCTTTAACGACAAAAGAAGTCCCTCCTTCCGCGGGAGGTTATATCAGGCTGAGCTATACCTATACGGAGAATGACGTATCTGTTTTAGTTGGAAAAGCTACGACTACCTCTAAATATTTTGAGTTCATACACAATGGGAATTCAATTCCTATGAGATTTGATACATTTATTGTATTTGAAAGGATAGCAGCGCAACCGTTAGACGTAGTAAACGTTGTTTCTATTCATAGCCTAGGAGGGATCCAAGAGCTTACATCAGGAGGCAATATCGCCAGATTTAATTTACAAGTCAACATTAAAACACAATGACTCTTATCAATCCAAACAATGCGATTAGCTTGTTAGAGCTAGTAGCAAGAACTGCCCAAGCCGAAAGGATAAATTCTATCGAAAATTCAGTAGGAGGAGGTGCTTTTGGGCAAAGAAACTTTGAAGGAAAGTGGGAGGGCTACGAACTAAACAATCAACCGACAGTCTCTTACAAAGGTACAAAATATAATGTTCAGAGTGCCGCATACGCGAGTAAACGTAAGAAAGATAAAATTAATATTAGGAGCGGGGAGAAGTTCTTAGGGGCGGCATGGAGGTAGATGGACACTCCTCTTATTAAGCAATTAGTAGCAAAAGTAGATGCAGTTGCAGCAGCAGCAAGAGCCTTGCTGTCAGCAGATGAGTACAGCAAGAAAAGAGGCATCCCTGGGATGGCCAAGTGGCATGGCTTTAATGAATCAGGCTCTGCTACTGTAAAAATCGATGATCAAATCTATATCGTAAACCTTGTAACTAATACAATACCTCCGATAGGGACAAAAGTATATGTCGATGAATCGTTCAATGTAATGCATAAAAACGTCAAACCAAAAGAACCTATAAAAATTGTTGAAGAAAAAAAGCCGCCAAGAGAAAAAGCAAGCAAAAGAAAGAAAAGAACAAAACATCCAGTTTTCTTAGATGTGGGCGAGATACCGTCAGGAGCGACTTGGCTCGTCTACCCAGAAATCTTAAAAAGATTAGAGGTAAAAAGTGAAGTCGGAAGCGCCACAAATCCAGAAGGCTATGGATACAATCTTTTCTTAAATCTATATGCGGCACTTGCTCTCGGTTCAGGCGTATTGATTGGGATAATGCTTGGGTCTTTGGAAGAAAGTATATCAATTTTTGAAGTAGATCTTTTGAGTTTGCCACATCCTAATGATCATGACGTAATTCCTTCCGGGCTCTCTGGAGACGATTATACAAAATTTGTAATGATCCAAGCCATGATGGACTCAGCTTCTGTTGACACGCCTCTTTGGCTTCCTATCGACGGACTGTATGCTGGGATAGGAGGTATCTTTGATGACAGTCTCTTAAGTTTTTTAATTAATAATAAAGGAGGAGAAGGCGTACATTTCACAGAGATCAAGGCGATCAATCCAGACAATATTAATGGACCTTTAGACGCTGCTTTATATATGTTTGAAATAGCGACTTTAGTGACTGGAAAAAAAATTCAAGCTTCAATAATAAGAGCAAATGCAGTGTATCCAGGTAAGCGTATCAATGTAAATGTACATGGCTGGCCTGCTCTAGTTAACCGGCCTATCGACCCAGCTAATGATGATACTCTTCCAAACGGAAGCGTAGTACAATTCCAGATACCAGACGACATTCCTGAATGGGAGTTTTTATCAGGTGCTGGGCCTGTAGATTACGGCCTTACTAATGGCCCTAACAATTTTGCTTACGATTTAGTCCCTATACATCGTCTTCATGAACATTTAGATGATGTACCTTTACTTGATCACACAAAGTTTGCTAGCTATGAAAGAAATAACCTTTACTTGCATTATGTATTAATTACATACGCCCCATGGACAGGGTTAGGAGAAGATCTAAGGATTAATTATTATAACCTAAACCTAAAATTTACATTGACTGTTGACGAAACTTTTATCCCTTCTATTGAAAAAAGTTACACCCTCAATCCGGCCTCGTTCAACCTACCTGAATATTTTGAAGTCCTAGGAGACAACGTCCTTGAGATGAAAGAGTTTCCGTTACAGGCCGGAGACAGAAACGAATTCACAAAAACAGTTACTTTTAAAATAGAAGGAATAGATAACGTCCCTGTCGTTCAGCCGATCCAAAATATATTTGCACGAAAAGGGAGTTCTGAGAAGTATGGATCTGTTTCTATGCTTTCTGAAGATAGTAATTACTTAGAGGAGGAAGACGGAGTATTGTACTACTATCCCCACCGAGCTCCTCATTTTACGTCTACAGAATTGGCAGGTTTTGCTATTCATCCGAGGTCAGGGAGGTGGGTCTTTGATCAAAATTACAGCACTTATGCCGGACTTGCTGAAGGACAGGTTTTAGTAGTTAGCACTACAGTTTTCATAAGGCCGCTTAGCTTTGACAGTGCAGTACCCCCTTTAGAGCAACAAATTAACATTACAATTGTTGGGAGTGTTACTAATTATGTATCGCTATACACGCCTTCTATTGAAGCATTTGCAGTCGAGTACGTTGAAGTAGATGAACCTCCAAGCAATGAATATGATCCAGACGCATTTATTGAAGATTCTGAACTTTTATCTGGGGCTTTGCAGGAGTTTGAGGAAGTAGAAGTATTTGTGCCGTTCCCTTCGGCGACTGATGATGGGAGCGTCTTTGGATGGCAAGGCCAAGAGCCTGTATTCTCTTTTGAAGAAGTAGGGGCGCCTGTAATTTCTTTGGCCATTCCCGACAACAATGGCTCTTTCAGATATATACAGTCAGACGCTGATTACGTGTCCGAAAATGACTTTACCTTTAGTGTTGTAACGAGTGATGGTCCAGTGTCGTCAACTGGCGGTGGCTATATCGTCAAGTTTAAGCCAAAGAATAAGAACTATGATTTCCTATATGGGACTGAAACTTTACACATAACATATAGTATTACAGCAAGATATAACGAAGCTCCTTATGTAGGCAATTTTGAAAATTTAAATGAGTTTCAGCGAAAGTCTATAAGAGGCAGCGCTATCTACCATGCAGACCCTCTCGACTGGAGATATGAAATCTTTAACCCAGTCTCAGATCCTCAGTTTGATGGGTATGTATTTTCGGCTGGAGATTCTGTAATGAGAGATACGACTTTCCAGGAACTAAACATTTCCGTTACGTCGCAAACCATTTCTGCTGATTATTTGCATGAGTTTAAGCTAAGCTATGAAGATCCAAAAGATGACTTACTTCAAATTGATCAAGGGTTCGTCTACTGGACTTCTAGACTTAGGTACGAATTCGACGAAGAGGCCGAAACAATCTTGTTCTACGACAAGAACGCAGAGGGGAATGCAGCGAATGTTCCTCTAGACAGTTCGGCTATGACAGAAATTTTATTTGGATCAAACAATACGCCTAAATCCACACACTTCAGCATTGAGAAAATGTTTCCGTCAGGGTTTGATCGCACTGACACTACTGGTGCTTCTTGGAGGAAACACATAGAAAGCAAAGAGGTTTATGCATACTTGATTTATGGATACTTGCCTGTTTAGTGGCGGTATCCTATTGGCAGACTGGCTTTATAGATGGCTCTTCAGATTAGAAAAGTTACTGAGTCACAACGTGAACAGTTGATACTTAAGGCAGGCGAGCCCTTATATACAATAGATACAAATAAACTTTACATTGGCGACGGACAGACGAGGGGTGGCTTTGGACTTCTGGATGGACTTACTCTTTTAGAGTTTCTTGACGCTGACATAGATCATAATCCTCTTGAAGATAATGACTTTATTTACTGGAAGCCGAGCAGTAATAGATGGGCTATTGGCAAGAGGTACAAATCTCTGCAGGATTTGACTGACGTTGCTCTCGAAACAGATGCTACGAATGCCCAAGACAAGCAGATCCTGATGTATAGTCAGGCGACTGGTAAATGGACAATAAAATATGACACAGCAGATGAATTCGGGCTGGAGGATCTTGAAGACGTTTCTGGAAGCCCTTCTAGTTTTTACGATTCTGAACGTACTGAAACGCACTATTCAAGCCTGCAATATAATGCTACAACTGCGAAATGGGATGTTATCGAGTTACCTCGAACTCCTAATGTTGGAGAGATGGAGGAAGTTACTTTAACGGCTAATCCTCAGCGAGGCCAAATGCTTTTCATTGATCCGTCTACTCAGAAATATGTCAATGACTACGCTAATCAAAATTTATCGCCAGCTTATAACTGTGGACTTTACCAAATTCAAAACAAAGACATAATAAAATTCAGCAGTAGCGTCGGCAAGTTTGTCAATCATACTCCGAAACTTGCAGAAGACGTTCCTGAAATATCTATATCTGCTCTTAGCTCCTGGGAGCCGGCTGATCAAGAATATAGTGTGATGATGTTTGGCGAAAATGCAGCATTTGCTATTAACAATGAGAGAGCCCATACATTAACAGCTTTCAAAAATCGCAAGCTAGTTTTTGACCTTTCTGACGCAACTCTTTTAAACTTAACTTTTAAATTTTCCGCTCAACCTGACGGAACACATAGCTTAGATCCGGTTGGATCTATCTGGTCGAGCTCCTTGGTAACTGAGACTGGTACTCCTGGCGTCGATGGCCGGGTTGAGATTGATCTACCAACTTACTTTGAAGACAAGGCTAACTCAAGCTACTGGATTAACACTGAAACTGACCCAGAGGAGCCTCCAGTTTATTCACTTCCTAGTGGTGATGACGAAATCCCTGAGATAACATTTACTGTCTTAGGGAGTGTCCCAGACCCTAATGCATCGCTAGAGGATTTAGATTCTGGCGAAGGGAATGTTGAAGATGGAGAGATTGAACAAGACTTGCCTGGTCTCTACTATTTCTCTCCCGAGAATGCAGAATTTGGGGCTAAGATCCAGATTAACGAGGCAGAAGACTTGCCTCCATTTGTCCTCTTCTGGGACGCAACTGCTAATGAATTTAATGTAAAAAGGTTTGATGTTACTGTTGGCTCTTTAGGTGATGTAGAGATCATCCCTGACACAGATGGATTCTTGTTTGACAATCAAATGCTGTCATTTGATAGCTCAACGCAGAAATGGACAACGCCCCTTGACAGAGTTGTTGGCCTGGGTATAGCGAGTTCTTTGCCAAGAAGATTCCAAGAGTTTGCAAACATGCTTTGGGCCGGTGGTGCTTCGGGACTAGGAGAATTTACCTACAGTATGCCTACAGGAGCGGAGATTGAAAGCATAACGATTAATCTTAATGAGCTTGAAGTAGAAGGCTCTGACGAAGAATTTGATGCTTTCTTCTTTGATACGGAAGAAGACAGAGAATATTTCTATGAATTGCTAGAAGAAGCTGAGACTGCTGACGTAGTAGCCGGAGGCACAGGAGAATTGTCTCGTCAAGTCATAAATGATCTTGCTTCAGACGCTAACGCAAAAGTTATGAGAATAAGAACGAGAAAAAAATCTTACTCAAGAGTAGGAAGAAGTAAGTCGAATAACAGTCAAGAATATGCAGATGTTGTAGCAGAATACAGCCAAGGAGGCGTAGGAGGTGGCGGGTCCATGTTTGCAGGAGGCCCTAACGTAGGAGGCTCTGGCTTAGGTTCCGGTATGGGTGGTCTAGGCGGGAATGGTCGAGAAAGTGCTCAAGGAGCCGGTTTTGGAGGCGACGGCTGGTCAGGCTCCGCAGAAGGGCAAACAGAGCCGTCTCTAGATGATTTAGTCGAAAGCGAAGAGTTTCCCGATCCTGCTCGTACAGCAGAAGCTTTTGTAGAAGCATATCAAAACTTTGGCAACAATACTAAGCAAATATTTGGAGTAATGCTGGCCAGGAATAGAGCTTTTGAGGCCCTCATGCCAAAAAGCACTAGAGATCCAAATGATTCAAGTGTTACCGATTCGACTATTGACGCAAGTGACAGGTTCTCCAATGAATTACAGTTGGAATTTAATTTAATTGATGTATCTAGCGATCCAACTCCTCCTCAAATGTTTGGATGGAGACAGAGTACTGATACTTACGGATATTATTACTTTACATTTGCTCAAAGAAATTCACAGCTTACGTTTAACACTAGAAATCATGAACTAATAGCACATTCTTACATGAGGCGAGTTGGTTGCACTCACACAAGGACTGGCAGATTCCAAGTTGAGTTCTACTACGATGCAGATGACAGCACTAAAATGGCAGGAGAGTGGCTAAGAATAGTAGAGTTTCAATCTGCTCAATCTGCTTATAATGGCACGATAACAGAAGTTGCATCTACAACAATTAGAGAAGGTTTAGAAGAATGGAGTGACGTAGTTCTATATCAAAAAGGCAATCGTGTCCTTTACCAAGATAAGGTTTGGGAATGCCTGGTGAGGACGACAAAGGGATTCCCTCCTGCTTCAGGAACTGCGGCAGTACCTACTCAGGTGGTGGATGTTATTCAAGGAACACTTGCTATTAGTACATTCGTTGAGATTCCGCGTTTTAGCGTTAAATCACAAAGATTTGAAGGGGTGTATCAACTTAGATGTACCTACGGGAGCAACACTCAGGGAGGCAAGACACACCCTGCTTTCAGGTTCTCTGAGGATGCTGGGGACGAGGCTGACTATATTTACATAGGGGCTGACTTAATGACTCATTACAGTCCATCAGACATATCGACAAACGAGGGAGTTCAATCATATACAGCATCCAGGTCGTCAGTAAAAGCACAAATGGAAAGCATGCTTTTAGACACTGGGATATATCTGTTCGACATAAATGTTCATTCGCTGCTTCAGCACTTAATGGTTTCCGAGTTTCAAACCATGAATATTGAGAAAGCCTTGGGAGAAGATAACGGGACATACCTACAAGCTTTAAGCAATTCACACTCGAGTTTTATTCGTTCTGTCGGTAACGGCTCTGGGTATTATCCTTACGAGAATCAACTACTTGGAGGAACTTCTGTTTACAGAGGGATCCATAGAATCTATGGCAATACTGGCTATCACATTGACGGAATGAATATAGATCCCACTACGCTGGAGGTCTATTATCAGGTAGACAATTTTCTCTATAATTCAGAATCAATCAAGCCTGAAGGCTATCTTGACTTGCATCCATTGCCCCAGATAACGCTTGACAGTAACGGAGATGCCTCAGACTGGATCAGGGATTTCTGGAATTTTATCAGGGAAGACTTTAGTGATTTTGTGTATTACCTGCCAAGATATGCTGGAGGGAATAGAGACTTGTATTTGGCTGACAAGCTGTATTACAGAAACTTAAATTCCGCAAATTCTCAGCTACCATTAAAAGCGGTAATAGGCAAAAATATACACAATAGGACAGGCGCGGAGAATGGAGGATATGGCCCTCATAGTGTCACTATTCACCCAGATCCCACAGCCGCTGCTAGGCTTATCGTCAGGAGAAAAGGAGCCGCGCTAGTCCCGTCGACTCAAGGGACAGGGCAGACGATTACTTATGGCAACTTATTCAATATAGATAATGAAATTTTAATATCTGGCATTCCACAACCGGATCCCGCCGATTTGGCTGCAGGAGATTACTGGGTAAGTGATTTTGTTATCGAGAAGCAGCAGCCGGTGGTGGGAAAATCATCTGTAACAGGTAAGACGGGAGCCAGGACAATAAGTCTTGCTCGACTTTTAGCTAGTAAGTCAGCAATATGTATAGGGATAACTGATGAATCTGACGCTCAAAGGGTTAGTTGGATGTACGACAAGTGGGAAGAATTTAGAAATTTATTCCCTCGCAGAAACTTCAATTTGCTAGTACCTGCACAATCTCAACACACTTTTCCGGCCGCGGATATGAGCAGTTTTGGGATAACCAACCCAAGTACTGCGAGCTTTTCTGCAGATGCTGATGACTTAACTAATCCTATACATATATGCCCGAAGACAAAAAACACTTTGACAGTGCCTAATATCTATAGAGGATTTACTTCAAACTATACTGATAGATTCATGGTAGAAAGGGCCTGTTATTTAGATACGCTTTTTCCAAATATTACAGAATTTTTCCCAACAAGCGAGAATGCCCGATCGTCGTTCCCTATGTCGTATAGATGGGCGGCATCTCAATACTATTTGTCACAAGTTGCTGAAGCGCAAGATACGTCTTACGCTAGATCTAGCATGACTTCTGGAGGCTATACTGATTTCCTTAAAGATAATGCAATTACCGCTTATGATTTATATTCTCGGATAAGCACTACCCTACCTATATCGGCAGCAAACCGAGCCGAAGTGCCTAGTTTACAAGGCCGAACCTTGACTTTCCGATACAAGGTCAGGATTCCTGCGTACGTGTCAACAACTGCTAATCAGGTTTCAGATGGAGTATTGTTTAAATACGCTTGCGATGGCAATATGACCATTGATGTTTATAACCCACATACCGACAATACTATTAATGTCGTCACTGATTACAGCAGCTATTCTATAGATGGAACAACATCATTTACTGGGACTCAAGTTGAAAGTAATTTTACTCCTGTAGATCTTGCGAATGATGACGACTTCCTAGAGATCAGGGTAGAGTTCACTCATAACACTGGTTCAGAGATTTGGTTCGACAATCCTGGATTATTTGCGCTAAGCCTTTATGTAGTCGATAACACTGATAGTACTTCCAGTCCGTATCATGTACCAATCTTTATGGCTCAAGACTATACTTCTCCGTTCACTCAACTCTATGGGGCTCCCACTAAGGAGGTGGGCTTTCTGGTCAGGCAGCCGATGAATCATGCATTGGACCCGCACTCTACGGGAAGATCCTATGGCCCTTTCAATATTGGAAGAGACAACGGAAGCGCTGCTAACATGACAGATATCTTCGAGTTGTGCGGGCTTCAAAACGCTATACCAGGAACATTGGTTGGTTTATTTGTAGACAGATCAGGGTCAATGACTCAAGCTACAATCCAGTCGGCATATACTTTGTTGTATCAAAAATGTGCTGCAGCGCAATTGGAAATTGTAGAAGTGCAAAATAGTTCCGAAGACTGGATCCTTCCATTCATACAAGAAATATAATAAAGGAAACCTATTACGATTATAGGGTATGTTGTGGCGTTACAGATCCGTAGAGGTACTGAGGCAGAAAGAAGTAGTGGATCTTTTATTCCGCTTTTAGGAGAACCAGTATTTACTACCGACGAAAAAAAATTATACGTCGGAGATGGTAGTACGGCTGGAGGTATTAGTGTAGGAAAAGGTCAAAGACTTGGAGATTTGAGCGATGTGGTTCTGGAGTCAGATACAGTACGAACGATTACTAGCATTGCTATTGCATCAAATGTTGCAATAGTAACCACTGTTGAGCCTCATGGCTTCTCTACTGGAGATACTATTAATATACAAGTCACAGGTCAATCTAGTGTAAATGGACTGCGAGTTCTTACTGGAATCACAGCTATTACTTTTACGTTTGCTTTTACCAGCGCTGATCTTGCTGACACAGCAGATGTAGGTACGGCTACTTTCCGTGCGGCGGATGAGTCAATACTTGCTTTTAATCAAACAACTGGCGTATTTGGCGAACAAGATTTTGTATACAATCTAGATGGTCTTGGTGATGTAGAAGTTGATAACGTTCAAAACCAAGATATTATACAAGCCGTCTCAACTGCTGTAGGAGACATTACTCTGGACGTAGATGCAACGGTCGTATCCTCTGCGGTGGTTGATCCCGGCAGTGCTATCCCTGCTGGTCAGACCTGGACTCAAACAGGAGTTGTTACTAAATTTAAAAATCAACCATTCAGAATTTCTTTCAGTAATATCAATGACACTCTTATAGTCCCATCGACTTTAGCGAATAACCAAATATTGGCATATGACTCTACTCTAGAATTTTGGGTGAATAAACATTATGTTGACTCATTTGAGGATTTAAATGATGTAGTAACCAATCTACCAAGCGTATACGAAACAGAATACGCCGTGACAGTAGATGGTCTATATGTACAGGAAGACGTACCGAAGATAGTTATAAACGATAGATTGTTTCAGTTTGCGATAACTATGCCGCATCTCCAAGAGGCGGAGTCTAGAGCCATCGCTAATGGCACAGACTTGGACACTGAACTAAGGATTTACATAGCTGAACTTTTGACAGCATTGATAAATGCTGATACAGAACTGTCGGTCGTTGCCACACAAACTGCCAACAGGATCGTCTTCACAGATTCGACAAGCACTTCAATAAGAATACAGACACTTATCGATCAACCGGTCACTGATAATTTTGATCCAACGCTCACGCTCGCTATCCCGACGCCAAGCCAAGTATTGATGCATGATGGGACAAATTGGATTAATGGAGGATTCTCTTTTAATAATTTTAATATTAATGCTTTATATGATGTCAGCCTTATAAATCCCGCTGACGGCGATATTATTCAATATAATAACGCAACTGGCTTCTGGGAAAATAGCTCAAACTTCATAAGTCTTACGCAGTTTAATGACGTTGAGATTGGGTCTGCTCTTACTAATGACGCCCCCACAGGGGGAGAAGCTATTATTTACGACACAAGTGATACTTTATTTAAGGTGAAAAAATTTGATCTAACGGATCTTGGCGATGTCTCAACAGACATGGGTTTAGGCTTTGTAGCAGGAGTCATTCCTGATGGCAGCGTCCTTGCTTACGATACTGGCTTGAATAGATGGCACCCCAAACAGTTCTCAACGATTGCCTCTCGCAATGTTATAAACATCTTTACCAATCCGACCGAAGCTTTAGGCATAGCTGAGGTTGATTTTGATGCTTTTACTGGATATGGGATACTGAAAATACAAACTGTCCCAAGAGCTACTGTCACTTTTTACACTAACGCTTTTGCTAGAACTCAAGATCTGAACCGAGCTCATGACGCTTTTTCTCCTCCAAATAGTGGCATTTTTGCGGAGTTGACGCCGCCTGACGAGAATGCACACCAAGTGGCTCCTATCGTCTATGGATTCAATGACGATGTTCCTATCTCCAGAAAAGCCTATGCAAAGGTGAGAAACAAAAGCGGTTTTTACTCTAGTTCTATTCAAATAACCTTGACCTTGTTGCAGATTGAGGACGATCCTCCTTCAGCATAATTATTGGAACAATATAGCGCCTAACTGAGCAGGGATTGCTCTTTATAGATGTCTGAAGAACTTAAATCGGCTGTTGAGACAGAAGCCGTGTCCATTCCAGAGTCAACATTTGACACTGAGAACCAAGGACAAGAAAAGGAAGATGTTACCAATCTTCTAAAAGCCTTGAAGTCTGAGAGAGAAGCTCGTAAGACTTATGAGCGACAAATCAAAGAGAAAGAAAAGCAGCTTGAAAAGTTTGCTGAGATCAACCCAGAAGAGTACAAAGTCTTACAGGCTGATGCAGCAAAAGCCGCAGAAACGGAGTCTCGCTATGGCGAATCAATTAGAGCTATTGAAGAAAAATATGGCCGACAGGCTGCGGAAGCTGAGGCTAAAGCGAAGGCCGCTGAAGTTCAGATTGCATCGTTTCAGAAGAAGTATGCTTTAGAAAAAGTATTTAATTCTGCCGGGGGCAGGACTGATGCAGCCGATGGCGTATCTTTCTTCGATATGTTCGCAGAGCAACTAAGCAGTAGATTCACTTTAGAATCTGACGGAACTGTCGTAGTAGTTGATGGTCAAGGCGACCCTGTCTTGGATTCTGAGACCGGAAAAAGAATTACCCCAGAAGAATTCATTAGTAGTTTTAAGATTCATCCTGTTTACGGTACTTTCTTCAAAGGAGTTAAAGGTACTGGGGCAGGCTTGACTTACGGAGGGACTGACTCTAACGGTCAGCCAATTGAAGACCTCAGCGGAATGTCTAATGACGAATTATTTATGAAAGCTTTTGGCAATTAACCTACAGGCTGCCTATTTCTAGATTAAGAAATGGGAAAAATATTTATTTTCGGAATTATATGTTAGAAAGCACCCGGTTTAGTGCGACCGAGATGGTTGACCTGGGCAGGGTGTATCGAGTTGGAGCGAGACGCTCTGAACACGTTTCACCTTTTCCTTGTTCACCCTATTCAACTTGAGTTAAAATGGCTCTTACACTGACCGAAGCCAAGAAGCATTCAGCTAACCCCCAACAGTTAGCCGTGGTATCTGAGTTAGCCGCTGGCTCCTTGCTCAGCGTGCTGCCCTTCAGAGACATCCAAGGCAATGGACTCTTCTGGAAAAGAGAAGAAAGCCTGGGCGAAGTAGGTTTCAGAAACTACAACGCTAACTATTCAGAAAGCTACGCTGAAATCAGCCAACAGTCGGAATCTCTCCGCCTGTTTGGTGGTGATATCAAAATTGATCGGGCAATTCTTTCCCTGGAAGGAAACGAGTCTCGTGCCTATCAAGTGCAGTCAAAGACTCGCGCAATGCGTCTGTCTTGGGAATCACTGTTCATCAACGGCGACTCCAATCAGTCCCCTTCTGAGTTTGACGGCCTAGCCGCTCGTCTTCCTGCCGCTAGCTACGCTACAAACTCTCAGGTCATTCGCAACGCCTCTTCGGCTGCTGCTCTTGATCTTGCTGCTCTCGACGAAGCCGTTGATGCTGTCGACGCCCAAGGTGGTCGCAAGTATCTCGTGATGTCTAAGTCGATGCGTCGTCATCTGACCAAGCAAGCTCGGGCAAATGCTCAAATCGAGATTACTCGTAACGAGTTTGGCTATCAGCAGATGGTTTACGCCGGCCTGCCTGTGGTTGAACTGGATCGGGATCATACAAATACTCCCATCCTTGACGGAACCCCTGGCGATCAGTCCATCTATGTCGCATCTTTCGGCAATGATTTGTTGACTGGTATTCAGAACGGTGGCGTTCAGGTCCGCGATCTGGGCGAGTCTTCTGCCTCACCTCAAATCGTAATTAGAGTTGAATGGTATTGCGGTTTAGCTCTGATCAATGGAAGAGCAGTCTCTCGTCTATGTAATGTTGACGCAACTGCTTGATCTTTTGAAAGATTAACAATAAAGGGGCTTCGGCCCCTTTTTTTATGCAATATATACCTCCATATATTAGGAACCATAAGATAGGCTTTGTGCGTTGCAGATAGCGCCCTAGCTGTTCCTTTACCTTTAATTCATCATGGCTGCACGTTCAACGGGAATGTTCCCCCGCGAAGGTTTTGATCTTGACGCAAACCTCGAAGTGACCACAAGTGATACTGCTGCTGCAGTAACCCTTAAGAACATCAAAACTATTCGCGTTGTCGTCATCGGCGCTGCTATCACCGGCAATGGCGATGTTACTTTCAACATTGGCGGTAAGGATGTCAGCTTTGGCGCTGGCGACCTTGATTTAAACGGAGTAGGCATTGCTCACGTCCGTGGAGCACTCTGTGACGCTGACAACAATGTCAAGTATACTCTTACTCCTGGATCAGGAACAGCAACTGTCACCAAGGCTTTCCTTGACATGGTTGACGGTTGATCGTTCCTTTTAGGGAATAATAAAGGGTGCTCTGTCACCCTTTTTTATTATGCATTTAAACAATCCATTAGTTTTTGTTAAAAACGGATCTAAGCGTACTGCTTATTTCACGGTTGAAGCTAGAGAGTTTCGATTAGCTGGCTGGGTAGAAGAATCTGAAGAAAAAGAAGCTAAGCCCGCAAAAATCGAAGAAAAATCGCAAGCCAAAGCTAAGCCTGTAGAGAAAATTACAAGCAAGCTCACTGCTATCAAGAAATCCGTGACACAGCCTAAGTCTTCTGAGGAAAAATCAGATGAATGATGTTGTCTACACTAATGGTCCCAGAATTATTGGCGGTGTCAATATTGACGCCACCGTAGATGCGTCTCATCCTGTAATCAGGGAAAGAGGGATAGCAGACCCAGTAAACGACGGAAGCCTGGGAACCCCTGCTTACGTCCCTGAGTCAAAGAACAAAGATGGGACGCCTCTTTAACCACGGAAAACTAATTTATTGGAGGACTGAGAATGCCTTTACCTTTGTCTACAGCTAAAATGACTCCCAAACGAAAAGGATCAGGGAAAGTTATAACGGAGTATAAAGGTAAAGCCAGTCCTAAGCGTACCGGTGCTTTTAACGGCGCTACGACTCGTAGACAAAAAGGGACTGGTAAAAAGTAATGGCACCAAAGAAAAGGTCTACTGCTGCTTTTTACGCAAGCAATCCTGAATCCTATAAAAAGAAACTAGCTTACGACAAGCAACGAAACTCTTCGTCTAAGCAAAAGAAGTATAGAGCAGACCTGTCAAGGGAGCGGCGTGCCCGTGGCATTATGGGTAAGGGTGGAAAGGACGTAAGTCATGCTAGTGGCGGTGGTTTCAAGCTAGAAGATCCAAAGAAAAATAGAGCAAGAAATGGCCACGGGAAAAACTCCCGATTAGCACCAGGGAAAGGCACTAGGAAACAAAAAAAGAAGTGATTTATCATGGATGAACAGTCTTATGTCACTTCAATGCAGATGAACAAAATGGCATTGCGACTGCTCTACCGAACTGTTTCTGAAGGGCTTGATCGTTGGCCTGGAGGGCCACCTGAGGAGCAAGAGTGCCTTTCTTCTATGAAGATGCAGCTATACGCTGCTCTTATGGAACATTTATACGATGCGGAATACTAACACAGCAAAAAAAGACAGATGCCAGTACCCGCTAATCGAGCAAAAATCCAGTTAGCAAGGGGAACTGCCGCAAACTTACTAGCAGCGCCCACCTCTTTCGAAGAGGGAGAGTTGGCGTATGCAACTGACGAAAATCTTTTATATATTAAAGAAGGCCTTGCTTTAGAAAGGTTAGAATATGTAACTTCAGCAGATTTACAGATTGCAATATCCGCCGCGATTGCCTTAGTTGTTATTGCTGAAGACGGGGTCATTCATAATTCAGCATCTAATCAGACTGTCATTACACTCGACGAACCGTATGTCAGGAATTTAACAGGCATTACAGATTCATCAGGCCCTTCTGGGTTTGTGGATAAAGACAGTACTGTTGTTGCTTACCGCCCAACAGAGCAGCAAATCTGGCTATACCCCGTAGGAGCGTCCGCGGCTGTGTGGTGTCGGGGACTTAAGCATACGTTTACAAGCTATAAGTTTGTACCTCAGCCCACGGCGACTGGAATATACAACATTTACTTAGATGAAACTTTTACCTTGCAGATAAAAACTACTGCTTTTGACTACAAGTTAGACACCCCCGTCTGTGTTCTTTGGTGGGATCAAACTAACGGCGTGCCATTGATGATCAATGACAACAGGCATGGAATCACCATGGACTGGAATACCTTAGGGTATTTAAAATCAGCCAGATCAGCGACAGTCGCAGGCTTTGACGTTGGCAATATCACTACGAGTAATGATGGCTCGGCAGATAGTCAGGCCAAGTTCTCGTTAAACAACGGTACTGGTCGTTTTCACGATTTGCAAATACCTGCGACTCATTCCGCTACACCAGCAGCAAATACCGCTCAGAATTTATTTCAGCAAGTACTTTCTCCGGTCGCTAAAATTCCAGTTTTCTATCAAGTAACTAATAGCGGAGCATCCGAGTGGAGTCACACGACTCCTACCGAGTATGCTTGGGTCGACTCTGCAGGTGTACCCACTTATAATTCTAACGCGGGATCATGGGCAAATACTGCAGTTACTAATGGAGCCTACTTTATTACTTTTGTCTGCATAACACAAAACACATTATACCCTATCATTGGTGTTACAGGTCAAGGTACGTATGACTCTGTCAATTCAGCGTCTGTAGTCAGAATTGCAGATTTAGACCTTGGCACTATGGCGGACATAGAAATTAAAGAGCTATATAAAATTATCTATAAATATGACACAAGCTATGCTAATACAAGCAATGTTGTCGTGGCAGCCTACGAAGATCTTCGTAAATACGATAAGAACATTCATGTTAGCGAAGATTTTATAGACCATGGTCGACTCAAAGGTTTAGGCAATGATGACCATTTACAATACGTACACATTAGCAATGCAAGAACAATCACGGCTACTCACACTTTTGGAGGTCGTCTAGATGTTCAAAATGCAACCTCAAGCACTAGCTCTACTACAGGTGCAGTAACAGTTAATGGTGGAATGGGTGTCTCTGGTGATTTTCATTTAGACGGCGATCTGGACGCAGTTATTAATGGCGGGAACTTCTGATTCGGAATGATATAATGATGATCTAGAGCTAAAATGGCGACTTCCGTAAGAATCAAAAGAAGAGATGCCAGCGGCAGCGCGGGAGCACCTTCGTCATTGCTGAATGGAGAATTAGCCTATAATGAAAATGACAATACTCTTTACTATGGTTTCGGGGTTGGCTCTGGAACCACCGCTGCAAGCATTAAGTCTATTGCTGGCGAAGGTTCTTACTTCAGTCGAAGCGAAAACATACAAGCGAATAGGATCCTGGCAGGCCCTGCATCAGGCCTGGCCGCAGGCTCGACCTATAGGTTATTAGTCTCTGACGATATTCCTAGCATTGCTCATACCAAAATAAGCGATTTTGATGCTGGTGTTCAGGCTAATACTTTAGATACATTGGCTGCTGCTGCTGCTAATGTAGCTCTAGGCTCTAATAGAATTGTTGGTTTAGCCGATCCAGTAGACGCTACTGACGCTGCGAATAAACAGTATGTAGATGCTGCAAGATCTGGACTGGATGTCAAGCCTAGCGTTAGAGCAGCTACTACCGCAAATATTACGCTTTCAAATACACAGACAATCGATGGAGTAAGCCTTGCTGCCGGCGACAGAGTCCTTGTCAAAGATCAAACAGATGCCTCAGAAAATGGCCTTTATGATGTCGTAAGTGGTGGTGCTTGGACTAGAACTTCAGACGCTAATGTTTCTGCAGAAGTCACCCCAGGATTGTTTACATTTGTAGAAGATGGCACAGCAAGCGCTAATAAAGGCTTTGTACTAACAAATACAGGTAGTGTTAACCTTGGCACTGACGACTTAGTCTTCGCGCAATTCTCTGACACGGGGATCATCACGGCTGGCAATGGATTAACTCAATCAGGACAAACTTTTAACATCGGCCAAGGTACTGGCATAACGGTGAACGCAAGTTCAATCCGTATATCTAGCAGCTATAGTGGTCAAAGTTCCATTACTACAGTTGGGACAATCAGCAGCGGATCGTGGCAAGGTAATGCTATCGGAGCGGCTTACGGAGGAACAGGGCTGACTTCTGTCGCTAAGGGGTCGGTTCTTGTATCCAACACTGCGAATCAATTTACAGCTTTGGATGGTGGCGGATCGAATGACGGTCTTTTAGCCTACGACCAAGCAACTGACACCATTTCATGGAGCAATGTCATCGATGGTGGAGTTTTCTAAGATATAATTAATATATACGGCAGAATATGTGTAGCGAAGGTTAGGACATGCCCGATTTTGTGATCAAGCTAAGAAGATCGGGGACTACGGGCAATACTCCTGATGTTAATGATTTGCAATTAGGCGAATTAGCTGTAAATACTTATGATGGTAAGCTTTTTTTAAAAAAAGATGATGGAACCCCGAGCGTTATCGAAGTTGGGCTAGGATGTGACTTAACATGGACTGCAAGTACTAGAACTATATCTTCTAGCTCAGGGAATAATGCTGTCATAACTAATGTTACGACAAGTAATTCTGGGCTTATGTCCAGTACAGATAAGAGCAAGTTGGATGGCATAGCTGCTGGCGCTGAAGTAAATATAGGGACTGGCTTAAGTTACGTAGCTAACAGTCGAGAAATCCAATCATCTACTGGGGGCAATGCCACGCTGCCTGAAGTCGTAGCGGGCAGTACGTCAGGACTTATGACGGGTTCGGACAAGACTAAGCTTGACGGGATAGCCACTGGCGCCGAAACTAACGTAGGGACAGACTTAACATACACTTCAGCTACAAGATCATTGAACTCATCTACGGGTTCAAATGTAGCGCTACCCCTTGTTGGTGCTGGCGGAACCGCTGGCTTAATGTCAGGGACTGATAAGACAAAGCTTGACAGCATTCAATCGAATGCAGAAATTAATGTAAAAGCGGATTTTAATGCAACATCTGGTGACGCTCAGATATTAAACAAGCCAACTATTCCAAGCAATCTTGGAGACTTAAGTAACGTAGATTCTACTACTCCTACTGATGGTCAGGTCTTGACATGGGACGATACTAATTCTTACTGGGAAGCTGCAGATGCAGTCGCAAATTCAAGTAATGCTGATACTGTAGACAATCTACACGCATCTAGTTTCTTAAGGTCCGACACGTCAGACAGCATGACCGGATCCTTAACCGTATCTGGGAGTGTCTCCGCAGACGGTACGATTTCTACCTCAGGACAAAACACCATAAATGAAGCCAGCACATTAAAATTTAGTCAAGAAACTACAACTCTTTCTCAAATCAGAGCTTACGGCTCAAATGCTTCTACGTTTGGAAGTCTTGAGTTTAAAGTTGGTCCTAGCACCGGAGCACCTCATACTCCGCTGACATTAACCAGTACAGGGGCCGCCACATTTGCTGGTGACGTAAATATCGGTAATTCGTCTAAAAATGCGCAGTTGGCGGTTGGTGGTGTATACAACCAAGTTGGTTTAGCGGTTAGTGCTGGTGGAGCCGGTTACTCAAATTGCGCTGAATTTTATAATTCAAGTAATACCCTGGCGGCATCAATAGGAGGGGACGGAGCCGCCTCATTTGCGGGTAATGTTTCTGGAGTAGCGTTCGCCGCATCCAGTAACGTCCAACTCACTCGCGCTACCGGTGCTCAGGTGACGATGGGCGGCTCGGATACATACGCGGTCTGGGCTAAAAATGATGCGTTCGTCCTAAAGTACGACGGATCCGCCACATTTGCGGGTAATATTGACTCAGGAACTATTAATGGCGGTGCTACTAATGTTTCAGGAACAAGGCTGTATTCAAGTGGCAGCATATTATTTCAGCAACCATCGGGTAGTACAAACACAGTACTAGAGGCTTATGCAGGTGCAGTTTCTAGTCCTACGGTAAATATCACAGCCGCAGGAGCCGCCACATTTGCGGGCCTTGCACATATAACTAAATCAACAGATGAAAAGATAAGGCTCTCGGGGAGTACTAACCCTTACATTCGATTCCAGTCAGGAACGACAAATGCTGCTTATCTGCAATCAGGCCCTTCAGATATTTGGCTATGGCACAGTGTAACAAACGAAGGAATTCGTATTGATACAAACGGGTTTGCTTATTATAACAACGGCTCATATCGAACAATATGGCACTCAGGTAATGACGGCTCAGGATCAGGTCTAGACGCTGATATTTTAGATGGCCAGCAGGGATCATATTATCTCGATTACAATAATTTTACTAATGTGCCTGTTGGAAGCGGTGGAACTGATGCGGACACTGTTGATGGATTACACGCATCTAGTTTTGTACGGTCTGACCAATCAGACACGATGTCAGGGACGCTGACAGTCACAGCCCTTGATGCTGGGGGCAAAACTAACAACAGGGGTGTAGTGGCTGGCAATATTAAAGTTGGATATCTTGCTCTGTATAACTCAATTGATATAAACGACAGCACGAGTCTTTTGTATTTAAACCCCACCGCAGCCGCTGGCGTTAATTTTAACTATAACAATACGGGAAGTGTAACTGTTGGATCAGCGTTAAACACCGTTTGGCACGCAGGAAACGACGGTTCAGGTTCAGGGCTAGATGCTGATACTTGTGATGGCCAACATCTAGGAACATCAGCAAACGTCACATTTGAAAATATTTATTCTGGAGCTTGGTTTAGAAACAACAGCGCTGGTGAAGGATTGTATAACCAAAATACTACGAAACATTTTTACTCTGCTGGCATCACCTATTGGCACATTGATTCAGGTGCTGGGCTTGTATTCTATGATCAATACAATGCAAGTCAGGGGGGCTCTACAGGACGAAAAGGTTATGTTTATTTTGACTCTTCCGGTTTTGGTTTATTAAGTAATGATGGATCTTGGGCGTACAGGCATAACAATACTTACGCCGATATCTATGGCACAATCAGGCATGAGGGCACTAACACCGTTTGGCACGCAGGTAATGACGGTTCAGGTTCAGGGCTAGATGCTGATACTTTAGATGGTTTGCATGCCTCTAGTTTCTTACGGGATAATGCAGTAAACATTATCACTACATCAGCAGACGAAAAGATAAGGCTTTCGGGCAGTGCTAACCCTTATATTCGATTCCAGAATGGAACAACAAATACTGCCTATCTGCAATCAGGCGCTTCAAATATATACCTATGGCACAGCATACTCGGCGAAGGCATACGCATTGATACAAACGGGCTTAAATATTACGATGGCTCATATCAAACAATCTGGCACGCAGGAAACGACGGTTCAGGTTCAGGACTGGATGCTGACACTGTTGACGGTATCCAAGGGGCTAATTTCTTAAGGTCTGACCAATCAGACACGATGACGGGAAACTTAACTGTAAGCAGGCTATTTCTTGGTGGCTCATCTAACGGTGGATTTGATTACAATTCGACAGCAAATACGTTAGAAATCCTTACTACAAACGGCGGCACGCATTCAGAATTCAATGCAAACGCCTTTGTCCCGAGTAGTAACGGGGGGAAGAACCTTGGAGCTAATGCCTTGCGCTGGGGGACTGTACATGCTCAGGCTGTCAAAATTGACGGAGACACTGCATGGCACGCAGGAAACGACGGCGCAGGTTCAGGATTAGATGCTGATTTGTTAGACGGATTGCAAGGTTCTGTTTATATGAACAAGGGCTCTAGTAGTTCTTATTATCAGCCTGATAATTGGATTGATTTTAATACAACTAATGTAGGCTTATATTGGGCTGGAAGCTCATCGGCTGGATGGCACATCTACCCGGCAAGCGGCGCCACTATGCGATTCAGGACCGCTGAAAATACTTGTGGTTTAAGACTGGAGACAAACAATGGAACTACAAGAGGTTTTGTTTACGCAAACAATGGCAGTCAGATTGGTTTCTTAAACGAGACCGGAAACTGGCGGCTGATGGTTCCATCTAGTGGGTCACTTCTCAGGGATGGCAACCAAACGATCTGGGATTCAGGTAATGACGGTTCAGGTTCAGGACTAGATGCTGATACTGTAGATGGTGTGCATGCATCATCATTCATACAGACAGATTCTAGTGGCAATTTATTATTAGCCGATGGAAAAGCTATTTTCATGTCAGGATTTACAAATACTAATACTTTTAACATAGCATCATTGTTCGTTGATGCAATTAAGTGTGGCAACCTCCGCATTCATGATGGCCGCGAAACAACCGCCGGATCTGGCTTGATGCACAACACGATAATTGGAAATTCTGCTAGAACATTTCTTACTGCTAGCGGAGATCTTAATACAGTAGTTGGGTCATTTGCTGGTTACGACATGTCTACCGGCCACGAAAACACTTTGATAGGAGCTAGGGCACAACAAGCGGTTACGACAGGTGGTTTTGGGACTTATGTCGGTGTTGATGCAGGAAAAAATAAAAAATATGGTGATTACTGTACTGGAATTGGCTACAGATCAGACTTTTACACTGCCGGTGGTAGCACTAACAATGTTGAAAACTATTCAAATACAACCTGCCTAGGATATGATTCTCGACCTAGTGGTAGCAATCAAGTGGTTGCTGGTAACACAAATGCTACCTTGCATTATTATGGTTTAAGTAACCGATCTGATGAACGTGACAAGATTGATATACAAGACGAATTCCTCGGATTAGATTTTATCAAAAAATTAAAACCGCGTGCTTATAAATGGGATTACCGTGATAATTACTTTGATGAGGTATTTGACGAAGTAGAAAACCCGGACAATCCCGGCCAATTTGACAAAGAAGCAAGACTTGTGCCTGTGCCTAAAGACGGGTCTCGCAGTGGTACTCGTTTACATCACGGTCTAATCGCACAAGAGGTAAAAGAAATAATTGATGAAACAGGCGTGGATTTTGCAGGCTATCAAGATAGTAAAGTCAAAGATGGTCAAGATGTTTTAAGCATGAACTATTTAGAATTGATAGCACCTATGATCAAAGCAATTCAGGAGCAACAGGTGCAAATTGACTCTTTGAGTAAAACGATTGAGTCGATGAAATAACTGGTATAATGAAAGCAGCTAAATTACTAAAATGGCTGAAACCAACCCTGAACTTACAAAGCTTCAAGAGTCTCAAAAAGTCCTTATTAGCGAGATTGAATCGCTAAACTCACAAGCAATGCAAAAACGTGAATTGCTTTTGAAGTATCAAGGAGTTATTGAGTATTTAAGTGCTCGGGAGGCTCAAGAGGAGTCAAATGAATAATAGTGTCAAAATAATGGCAATATAACATAGCAAGACCGCCAAAGGAGACGATAAATGACAGACACTACTGTCAGGCTTAAAAGAAGTTCGACCTCTGGCGGCGTTCCAAATATTTCGGATTTATCTCTGGGTGAGCTAGCAGTAAACACTTTTGACGGTAAATTATTTTTCAAGAAGGATAATGGAACCGCGTCGATCATAGAGGTTGGATCCGGCAGTGGTGGCGGTAGTGGGCCTTCATCAGCAGTTAAGGTCTTGCTTTATGAAAAGACAAATAGTGGGAACGCTGACAGTTTTGATGGATCAGAGACCCGATTTCAACTGCGCGACGCGAGCGGCACAGTCATTAGCAACCTTTCGTCAGCATCTCAACTATTAATTAGCATTGACGGGGTAGTCCAAGAGCCTCATGCAGGATCATCAGGCACTGACGGTTTCTATATCTCAAACACGGCAAACGGAACAGACATTATCTTTCTAGCAGCCCCTGCATCGGGCTCAGATTTTTTCGGCATGGTGGGCATCCTTAGCGGAAGCTTTGCGACGGTTGCTACTTCAGGCGATTACGACGACTTAACGAATAAACCAACGTTATCTCCAGTAATGTCTGTTGCTGGTAAGACGGGTACGGTAGCACTGATACAAAGTGACATTGGCAGTGGCGCTGTAACTGCCACTACAGGCACCTACTCAGGCGGCGCTACGTTTGGGGGCAATCTAGGGATTGGAACTTCGTCGCCAAGCTCTACTCTTGACGTTTCTGGTGCTATTTCACTCGGCTCTGTTGCAATACCTTCTGCGGGAACAGCAAGAATTTTTTCACGAAATACAGATAACGCTCTTTATCTGCAGACTTCATCTGGAAACAGAATTAGTCTTTTAGATGGCTCACAAAACAGTATGTCATCGTTTGAGCCAACTGTCGTTAAATTTTTTATAAGTAACACCGAGGCGATGCGAATCGATGGCTCGGGCAGCGTCAGTGTTGGTAGTACAGCCACATCTGGCACAGGTGTGCATCTCCGTCCATTTGGTAATGTTATTTCACGCAGGGCTAGCGGTTCTTTGCAAGTCTTCGAAGGATATCAAGGGTCAACTTTAACTTCTGAGATCCTGGCTAATGGCAACGCTAGGTTTGGGGGCAAGGTAGGTATCGGTTGCACACCTGTTCGAGATCTTCAGTTACATACTTCTGACGCATCAAGTGAACTGATGCTTTCAAATAGCACTACTGGAGCAACCGCAGGTAGTGGCTTTATGATCCAGCAGGATGGTAACGATAATTATATTTGGAATAAAGAAAATAGTTTCATGTCGTTTGGAACTAATGCTATCGAGCGAATGCGAATCGATAGCACGGGCGACTTAAAGCTTCAGTATACGGGTAAGTTTATTCTGACTGAAGGTACTAATAACGCCTTCTCAATATCCACAAACGGTGCAAATGGTCATTTTCTGATTAGAGATGAATATAATAATTCAGATGTAATGATAATTAACAATTCTGGTCGCGTTGGGATCGGAACGTCAAATCCCTCCCATGCGTTACATGTAACTGGGGATATCAGGGCTGGTACTACTTCATATAATGATTACGGAATCAAAGCTTATACGAACTCTGCTTCTTATGGTGGAATCTATTCACAAAATAACAATACCTCTGGATTTGTGTTCACTGGAAACAATGGTTCAGCCAACACAGTTCTTATTAAGTCTGACGGGAAAGTTGAGACTACTGGCAATGGCTCTTTCTATACAGTCAATCGCACAGGCACTCTATCTGCGACTGCTGCCTTATACCTTGGATTTGTTGATAGCAGTCAAAAGTTTAAAGTTGGAATTGACGGAACGGGGACATTCGCCGGCAAGCTTGGCGTTGGAACAACGGCCCCAGCAAAAGACCTAGAGATTTTTAAAGACAGTTTTCCGTGTTTCATGCTGAATGATGGCAATCAGTATAAGTCTTATATGCAGCTAGGCGGCAATGACTTAGAAATCCGTGGAAGTTCTGGGAATATAGAGTTTTACACAGGTGCAGCAGATGGCTTGTCTTCAGACGAGCGGATGAGAATCGACAGTTCGGGAGTGGTTCTTATTGGCGCTACGACAAAAACATCAGTAGGCACTCAAACTCCTTACAGTTTTCTTGAAGTAAGTGGAAACAGATCAGGCGCAACAGGTGCCGGTTATATAACTATTAAGCGCGGCCTAAATGCAGCATCTATGTCCAATGGAGATACTATTGGGCGTTTATTGTTTACCTCACTTAATGGTGGTGATTTTGCATACATTCAGTCAAGTGTAGATGGAACACCTAGCGCCAGTGCTTTCCCTGCTTCTTTGAGATTTTACACTAATGATGGTGGACAAGCGTCCGCGCCTGAGCGGATGCGAATCGACTCAAGTGGTCGGTTGTTAGTAAATACAACGGGGGTGGGATCTAAATCTACACCAGCACCGGTTCAAATTGAATCATCAGCATCAGGAGCTTTTGCCCTTAGCATTAGAAACAGATCAAATAATGATTATGGTTTTCTATCATATACAGACAGCGGCGCTAATGAGGATTTATGCCAAATAGGTACTTACAGGTCTGGAACTAATACGGGGAGCCTGCTGTTTTATACGAATGGCGGGAATACATATGGCAGCGAAAGAATGCGACTTCTTTCAGGTGGCGGGCTTACATTTAACGGTGATACTGCGCAAGCAAATGCGTTAGATGATTACGAAGAGGGTTCTTTTACCCCAACGCTAGGTAAAAGTGGATCAGGTACTATTTCCTCTTATACGACTAGAATTGGAAAATATACGAAAATCGGTAATCTTCTTTATATATCTTTTTATGTTTACATAAACAATGGAACATTCGGTAGCGGTGCAGGAACATGGATTTTAACTGGACTCCCATTTAATCTAAAAACTTTAACGGCGGGTGCTTATCAGTTTATTCCTGGCGGTTATATGGGGATCAACGGTACTCACTATAATTTTTCAACAAACTCGACGGGCGGTGGCACTGCTAGTGGCACTAGGTGGCAGGCTAATGGGACCAGCGGCGCTGCATCTTTAAACATGTATGGAGTTACACATGGCATTAATTGGACAACAGGGGCACTTGAGTTTTCTGGCTCCGGTGCGTTGTTGGTTGCTTAGCCCGCGAATGGCTTAAAACTAAAACCTAAATCAGTTTTTACTAGAGGTAAATCCTAATGGCTTTTACAGAGCGTCAAGAGCACAAAATTGAGATCATCCCACCTTTCAGCGTTATTCAATGCAGACGCGCCGATATTGTCGAAAAGGACGGCAAAGAAGTGGGCCGAACATATCACCGGCACGTTCGCGCCCCGGGCGAGGATGTAAGCGAAGATTGTCAACAGGTCCAAGCGGTTGCTAATGCACTGTGGACGCCTGATGTAATCGAAGCCTACCAAACATCCATTGCCGTGCCGCCCGCCGTTGATGAAACGGAAGAAAACGAAGACATTCTCGAGCCGGCCGCCGTTGAGGGAACCGAAGACTAGGCAGACTAGTAAAGATTTTTAGCCGCAAGTCAGATGGGATTAAGTAAAATTAGCGGCTCGGGTATTGATGACAATGTAATTGTACCTGCAAATCTACATTCTAGCTTTGTTCTACCTATTTCAAAACTTGCGACCGGCGGGGGTGTCACGTTTGATACGCTAGTTCAATGTGGTGGCGACCCTAATGATGGCAGTGCTGTTGGGGCGAAGATGCTTCAAAGTGGGGTTATTCAGGCAGCTAGAGCGTCTGGGTCAGGGACCAGTGCTGTTTATATGGGATTTTTGCAGGGGACTTCTACTGCGACTTCAAGGATTAATGCAAACGGCAGTGCTACATTTAGTGGCCAAGGTACTTTTAGTGGGGACTTAAGAGTTCAAGATGGTGGAAATTTCAGAGTACGTAATGCTAGCAATGCAACTCAAGACGCTATTTTGCTCCAGAACAATGGCAACATAACAGCGGCAGGAGGGGCCACATTTGGTAGCGTAGTAAATGGACTTTATTTTTCAACAGACAGAACCAACGGCAGTAGTACTGTTCTTGAAGGCTACTTAAACAGCACAAAGAACGTAGATGTTAAGGCGAATGGCAGCGCCACGTTTGGCAATACAATCACATCGGGCTCCTCAACTGTTCGTGGTCAATTTCTAGGCAATTGTCCTTCAAGCATTACAGCATCGGCCGCCGACGCTTTTGTTGCTAATTACAATGGAACTACAGTCGCTCGTGTGAGATACGATGGATCCGCCACATTTGCTTCAACTACTACTGTCGGCGGAAGTGCTTTAAGTGGTACTGCAGCCGGTGTATCTCTATACCCAACTGGAGGCATTCACGCCACTCAAGCATCAGGGACTTCAACCATCCTTTCTGGTTACATACAAGGAAGCAGCACAAAGAATGTAGCT